AAGCATATGATCCAGAGCGTTTTGGACAGTACTTTCGTGCTCCAGGCATGAGTGCTCCAACTGGTGATCCAAACAAGAGTGCAAATACTAGTGCTCCTGCGGCGACACCCGCTCCAACTCCTGCACCAGAACCAGTAGCAGAAACTGTAGCACAACCTGCTCCAGCGGCAACTACTGAAAGTGCAAACGAAGACAAACCAAGTAGCGAACGTGCTAATGATATTTTAGCAATGATTCGTAACCGTCAACAATAAGGAGTAATCATGGCGAAACCATTCGACGTTAGTAAATTTCGTAAGAACCTTACCAAGAGCATTACAGGTCTGGGTATGGGTTTTAACGATCCAACTGACTGGGTTTCGACTGGCAATTACGCACTAAATCATCTTATCTCTGGGGACTTCCATAAAGGAATTCCCCTTGGTAAGGTTACAGTGTTTGCTGGCGAATCCGGCGCAGGTAAATCTTACTTTGCTTCAGGTAACATTGTAAAGGCCGCACAAGAGCAAGGCATTTTTGTAGTTCTAATTGACTCTGAAAATGCACTTGATGAAAAGTGGTTACAAGCACTAGGTGTTGATACTGACGAAAGTAAACTTCTACGTTTGTCAATGAGTATGATTGATGACGTAGCAAAAACTATTAGTGAGTTTATGAAAGACTACAGATCAGATTATGATGCTGTAGATACAGCAGACAGACCAAAAGTGCTGTTTGTTATTGACTCGCTAGGTATGTTGTTGACTCCAACAGATGTTGATCAGTTTGGTAAGGGTGATTTAAAAGGTGACATGGGTAGAAAACCTAAAGCACTTACAGCACTTGTACGTAACTGTGTAAACATGTTTGGTAGTTACAATGTAGGTATGGTATGTACTAACCACACATACGCATCACAAGATATGTTTGATCCTGATGATAAAATCAGTGGAGGACAAGGTTTTGTGTATGCTTCATCTATTGTAGTAGCAATGAAAAAGTTGAAACTAAAAGAAGATGAAGACGGTAAAAAGGTAACAGATGTACGTGGTATTAGAGCCGCTTGTAAGGTTATGAAAACACGTTACGCAAAACCTTTTGAAGGCGTACAGGTTAAGATTCCATATGAAACTGGTATGGATCCTTACAGTGGACTAGTAGACTTGTTTGAAAAACAAGGTATTCTAACACAACAAGGCAATAGACTTAAATTCGTAAATAGCCGTAATGAAGAAATCCTGCACTATCGTAAAGATTGGACAGGTGATCAATTACAAATCATTATGGAGGACTTTTCCAAGATTAGGCATAAGTACGAAGATGCTGTAGAAGCGACAGAAGCAGAAGCATCTAATACTACTAACGAGGAAAAATCAAGTGACGGAGATGAGTGAAGATCAACTAATTGACCTTTGGGATATTTTTAGTGAATATGTTCCAAAGGCAAATAAAGAACAATTAGCAATGCAGTACGTAAAATGGTGCCAGGACAACGGAATCGATGAAGACGTTTTATATGCAGTAGGTGCTGAAGATCCGTATTTAGAAGAAGCGGTAGAGGACTTACAGGGCAAACGTGAAAACGAAGATGATGATAACTGGGACGAAGATCCGTACAGCAGTGATGATGAAGAGTGGGATTAAATGAATTGGTATTCTAGGATTACTCAAGATATTGCAAACATTCCAAACGCAATTCTTTGGTACGAAGGTGAACTAGAAGAAGCACGTAAAGAAACAAGACTGTTTGGCAACTTGGAAAAGCAAGCCGCAAACTTGCCTGGAATAGTTGAAGAACGTTTTGGTCAACTGCAAGAGATTGAAGCAATTCTAGAATACCTAAACATTGAACTACGCAGAACAAGAAGCAAGTTCTTTAAACAATATCTAGAAAACTATCAAAGAGCATTATCAAGTCGTGACGTTGAAAAATACGTCGACGGCGAAGCAGACGTTGTTGATTTTGAAAAGATTATCAACGAGTTTGCACTGCTACGTAACAAATGGTTAGGTGTTATGAAAGGCATTGACATGAAGCAATGGCAAATCACAAACATTACTAAACTGCGTGTAGCAGGCATGGAAGACGCATCCATATAATTTTCACACAATAATATACGCACATAAATAGTACTATGAAACAGAAAACCATAGTACTTGTAACCGGCGGATTTGATCCTATACACAGTGGTCATTTAGCCTATCTTGAGGAAGCAAAAAAGTTAGGTGACGAACTTTGGGTAGGACTTAACTCTGATGCTTGGCTCACACGCAAAAAAGGCAGACCATTTATGCCTATTAATGAGCGTGTTGAAATAGTAAAAAGACTCTACATGGTAGATGCTGTTATCGACTTTGATGATTCAGACGATAGTGCATGTGGAGCAATTTTCAAAACAAAAAGTCTAAATTCATTAGACAATAAAATCATATTTGCAAACGGTGGCGATAGAACACATCAAAACATTCCAGAAATGCTTACATATGGTGACGATCCTAATGTAGAATTCAAATTTGGTGTTGGCGGCGATTTAAAAAAGAACAGTTCAAGTTGGATACTTCAAGAATGGAAAAACCCTAAAGTAGAAAGACCATGGGGTTGGTATAGAGATCTATACACTATTGGCACAGGTATTAAAGTGAAAGAATTAGTTATTGAACCAGGCAAAAGTTTATCAATGCAAAAACATTTTAAAAGATCAGAAATGTGGTATGTATTGAAAGGCATGTGTAAATGTAAAACAGAACACAACGGAATACAAGATGATGTAACACTACAACCGTTACACAAAGGTTATGATATAGGTGTAGAAGTATGGCATCAAGGTTATAATCCATTTGACGAAGCCTGTCATATTTTAGAAGTACAACACGGAGAATTATGCGTTGAAGAGGATATTGAACGCAGAGAGGAATACAAATGAACACTGTCTATATAGGTTACGATAGTAGAGAAAAAATTGCAAGTGATGTATGTGAATATTCACTGCGTCATACTACAGAAGAAGCACTTAAAGTAAACTATCTCAAACTTAATGAATTAAAACAAAAAGGCATTTACACTAGAGGTGAAGATACATTAGGATCAACAGAATTTACATTTAGTAGATTTTTAATTCCTTACCTACAAAATTATAAAGGTTGGGCATTATTTTGTGATTGTGATTTTTTATGGTTAGAAGATGTAGATAAAGTATTTGCACAACGTGACGACAAATATGCAGTCATGTGTGTACATCATGACTATACACCTAAAGAAGGTGTAAAGATGGACGGTAAGCAACAGACACTATATCCAAGAAAGAATTGGAGTTCAATGGTGCTATGGAATTGCGGACATCCAAGCAATAGACAAGTTATTCCTGAAATGGTAAACAAAGAAACAGGCAAATTTATGCACAGATTTAGTTGGCTTAAAGATTCTGAAATCGGTGCAATTAGTCATGAGTGGAATTGGTTAGAGGGTTGGTACAAAGAACCACAAGACGGAAAACCAAAAGCAATACATTTCACTGAAGGCGGTCCGTGGTTTAAAAACTGTCAAGATGTAGATTATGCTGACCTGTGGATTAATACAGCAAACAAAACAGGTACAGAATGGTCTCCGTTGTAGCATTAAAAGGAGCAATAAAAAATGTGTCCGGTGCTCTTGCCAAAGGGTTAGCAAAGCATGGAGATAAATTCGAAGTAATAGAATCTTTTGATCTTCCGCACCAAGCAGATGCTTATATTCAAACCAATCTTCTAAAACCTAAAATTGATAATGGCTGGCAAGGTCCTATGTATAGATTTATTCGCGACAGTGGCAAGCCGTATCTTGTAAATGAATCTGCAAGTTTCCGAAGACACATGCACTGGACTAGACTAGGTTGGTATAGTTACAAATGGACAGAAGGTGTTTTTGGAAATGAAAACAGTCCGGGAGATAGATGGAAAAAATTTCAAGAAGCAAGTGGTGTACAGTTAAAAGATTGGCACAGTCCAGGTGATTCTATTATAATAATGGGTCAAAAAGAAGGAGATAGTAGTCTACTAAATTTGTATAAAGATTATAATAGTTTTTATGATTGGGCAGAACAAATAATTTTACAAGTTACAAAATATACTGATAGGCCAATTATACTTCGTCCACATCCAAGAAACTTGAGTAGAGGTACAAAATTATCAAATAAATTACGAAACAAGTATCCTAAACTTAAGATTAGTGTAAGTGAAAATACAGATAGTTTAGCAGATTATCTTCCAGATGAAAAAAATGAAAATAAAGCAGACGGCCTATATCAAGACCTAAAGAAAGCACATTGCGTAATTACATATAACAGTTTAAGTGCAATTGAATCTATATGTGAAGGAATACCTACATATGCATTTGAAGATGGTAGTATGATTTGGCCTATTAGACAGACGGATTTAGCGAATATTGAAAACTTAAATTATAATATAGATAGAACACAATGGAGTTATGATATTGCCTATACTCAATGGACTCAAAGAGAACATGCTACTGGAGAAAGTTGGGCACATCTTAAACCGTTAATTTTTGGAGATAAGAATGCGTAAATTTGCTTGTATTACAACCTTTAATCAAGACTACTATGATTCAATGGCAAACAAAATGGTAGAAACTTATTTGCAGTTTTGGCCTGAAGATGTTCCTTTGTATTGTTACACAGAAGATATGCAGTTACCTTTAAGTTCTCCTAAATTAAAAGAAATAGATGTATATGAGGCTTGTGGTGAACCACTTAAAGAATATTTAGATTACATCGGAACACATTATAGTAGAGGGTTTGCATACAAAGCATTTTGTTGGGTACATGCGTGTAAAACACTAGATGTAGATCAAATTATATACCTCGATGCTGATAGTGTAACTTATAGACCTATTACAAAAGAATGGATAGACAGCATACTAAAAGAAGATGAACTAGTTGCATACATGGGTGTAACTATGCACAAAGGTAAATGGGCAGGAACTAATAAACAACATGCCGATAGTGGCATATATTGGTTTAATAAAAATCATTCATACGCAGAAACGTTTGTAAACAGATATGAAAACATATACCTTACAAAAGAAGTTAAAACTGATAATGTACGTTTTCCTAAACCAAACGATGCTTATGTTTTAGCAGATTGCGTAACTGACGCACTTGATAATAATGTAAAAATTGTAGATTTTCATCCACAACGCACAGCACATAGTCCGCTAAAAGAAACTGTGTTAGGAAAATATTTTAGACATTTTAAAGGTGCTAGAAAGAAAGATCCAAAAATGGACAACTACATTGAAAAGATTACAAGTGGTGCAGAACGTAAGGATCTTGATAAACAAGAAAAGAAAAATAAAAAACACGGTAAACTAAAAGAGTTACCTAATACATTTAGGACATGGAAACAATGAACTTTCAATTGCCTTACAGTGAAAAACATTACAGTCAATCAGACGAAGATGGTATAATATTACATATGGTTAAGGCCTTAACTTCACCTAATAATAAATGTGTAGAAATAGGTTGGGGTTGTGATAAAAAATCACCACTACCTGTTGCTATCAACTGTACACAAAATTTAGTGCAAAACCATAACTATCAATGCACTGCTTTTGATATGAGAAAACAAGGAGCAATTCCTATGAATGTAGATTTTCATAGAATGCGTGTTACACCAGATAGTTGTCAAGATATTGTTAAACTATTTGACAACAACGTTGATGTTTTTAGTTTAGATATTGATAGTTATGATTATGAAGTTATGACTAAACTAATTTCATTGGGTTTTAGACCTAGCGTAATTTGTGCTGAAATAAACAGACAGTTTGGCTATGAACAAGTAGGATCTTTTCCTTATATTGACGGTTGCAAAAATTACACTAAACAGATTTGGCACGGTGTAAGTTATAAAAAATATAGAAATTTCTTTGAAAGCATTGGTTATAAATTTTTTACTTTAAGCAGTAATAGTGTAAATGTTTTCTTTTATGATCCTACAAGGGTAGATGAATCTTTATTATCAGAAGATAGACTTGATAGTAATAAACGTTATGGAAAACTTTTAGAAAGTTTTAAACAAAAAATTAGTGAAGATCCTTTTTGGAAAAATTATGTAAATGAAATAATGCAGTAGAAAGAAGCGTAATGATACCAAACAAACACATGACAAAACAATCAAATGCTTGGGAAGGCGGAACTAAATTTTTAGAATTACTTCCAGCGAGGTCTGTCATACTTGATGTAGGTAGTGGTAAACATGAAACCCATGCCATAAGATTTAGAGAAGCAGGACATATTGTAGAAACTTGCGACTATCATAAATCAGCAACCTACCAAGGATTGTTTCAGGATTTTAAATTTACAAAACAGTTTGATGCTATATGGAGTGCTCATTGTTTAGAACATCAACCTAATCCCAATGATTTTCTCAAACGTATATTTTCTATACTTAAAGAAGGCGGACTATTATGTATAACTGTTCCTCCACTTAAAGAAGAAATCGTAAGCGGACACATTAATTTGTATTATCCAGGATTGGTATTGTATCAATTAGTTCTAGCAGGATTTGATTGTAGTGAAGCAAAAATAAAAACATACGGATACAACATAAGTGTAATTGTAAAAAAGAAATCTTTTGCTATGCCACAATTAAAATATGATAAGCCAGACTTAAGAACTCTTAAAGAATTTTTTCCTAAAGGTTTAAATTGGAACGAAAGAGAAATAGGTTTTAACGGCATAATTGAAGAGATAAATTGGGCATGATATTTTTAAGTAAAAACGGTACAGACGAATATGTTAATATGTTTGCTGAAGGTTGCAATGCTAAACCAACTTCAGATAAAACATTTGATTACGATGCAACTGCTCCACAACCCATAGTACTCCGTGGAATTCTCAAACACAAAATTATGAAACAATGTTGGGAAGATGAGCGTGATTTCTATTATATGGACAGTGGGTATTTAGGCAACTATAAGTCGTCAATTAATCCTAACGGATGGAAGTGGTTTCATCGTATTGTTAAAAACGATTTGCAACACAATCAAATTATAGATCGTCCTAGTGATAGATGGGAAGCACTAAAGTACAAAATACCAAAATGGAAGAAAGATGGACGCAACATTCTTGTTGTTATGCCTAGTGAAAAGCCGGCAAAGTTTTACGGTATTGATATGGAACAATGGCGTGAAGAAACAATTAGCACACTAAAACAACACACAGATCGTCCTATTGTTGTGCGTGAAAAAGCAAGTCGACCAGAACGTATTATAAAAACAATTTATGAAGAATTAGATAATGCTTATGCTGTTGTAACTCTTCAAAGCATAGCGGCAACCGAAGCAGTATTATACGGTGTTCCTGCTTTTGGATTAGCACCCAATGCTAGTACCCCTGTGGCATTAGATGACATAACTAAAATTGAAACCCCGTACTATCCAGATAGTGATTTAGTTTATAAATGGGCCTGTCATTTAGCATATGGACAATTTCACATACAGGAACTTTACGACGGAACAGCAAGGAGAATACTTTATGATCAAAATTAAAATTTTTATGTTAACAGGACAAAACAATGGAGAGAAGGATGTTCTTCGTGCATACTATCGTGGAATAGTACAACACTATGGTAGCATGTTTGGTGGAGATGTAGAAATAAATGACGTTAACCAAACGAAAATAGTCAAAGAAATTAAAAAGAACGGTGTTGATATTAGTTTAGATTATAACGAAGATCCTGGTGAAGATTGCGATGTTGGTGTAATTTTTGGTAGTGCCAAACCAAGAGATAATATGCATCATAGAGTCCGTAATGCTGTAATTGAAAAAGCAAAAAATTATATTATTATAGAAACACCATTACTTGCAAGAAGTATTGTAAAACAAAGCAATCATGAATATTATCGTATAGGATTAAATGGTTTTTTAAACGGACAAGGTGAATTTAATAATGAAAACAGTAATGCGGAAAGATTAAAAACTTATGGTGATTTATATAATACATGGAATGGTTGGAAAGACAACAGTAGCGGACATATCTTAATATTACTCCAACTACCTGGTGATGCAAGTTTACGTGATAGTAATCACGGAGAATGGTTACTAGATACTGTTGAACAGATTAGAAAGATTACACAAAGGAAAATTATGATTCGCTTTCATCCTGCTATGAGTGAAAAAGGTCATGAAAACTTTTTTGGCGATGTAGGAAAGATTGTATTTAAAAACTATAAAGAAGTTCACTGGAGTGATGGTATTGATAGAACATTACAGCAAGATTTAAAAGAGGCAAAAACTTGTGTAACTTACAGTAGCGGTAGTGCAATTGATAGTGTTGTTTATGGTATTCCGACTATTGCTATTGACGAAGGAAACTTTGCATATCCTATTTGTAGTAAGAGCATAGATGCTGTAGAAAATCCAATTAAAGCAGAAAAGGAAACAGTTATGCAATGGTTACAAGATTTATCATACTGCCAATGGAATAGAGCAGAAATGGCAAATGGTAGAGCATGGGTTCATATATACTCAAAAATTGTTGAACTAGTTGGTAAGCCGGTGCCTGAAGAAAAATGAAAGTAGTAAGTTATCTAAAAGGTATTCCAGGCAGTAATAAAAATCCAGAAAAGCCTGAAGTTTTAAAAAGATTTGTACAAGGCGTTCAAATACACAATGACGTAGGAATTGCACACGACGGTGGATATGTACCAAGTGATGTTGCAGTATTACAAGGTTATGTACACGAAGATAGTCCTAATACACCTCATCTAATTCTACGAAAGCAAGTGTTAGATGAACAAGCAAGACGCAATAGACGAACTATAATAGTTGACAGTAATCTCTTTTTATATCTTGATAAACAAAATACTAGAAGATATTTAAGGTATAGCATGGATGGTGTATTTCCTACTACAGGAAATTATTTTTGGGACGATCCAGACCCTGCACGTTGGAATAAATTAAAAAAGGATCTCAATGTAAATGTAAAGCCGTGGAGAGATAATGGCAAACATATTTTAATGTGTTTGCAAAGAAATGGTGGTTGGTCAATGAAAGGCATGGACAACCAAGATTGGGCAAGAAGTATGATCGAACGTATTAGACAATACAGTGATCGCCCGATTATTATTAGAGGACATCCTGGAGATAGACGTGCTGGAAAATATTTAAATCCTGCAGAACGTGCTTTTAAATTACACGGTCTAGATAATGTGCATATAAGCGATCATAGAAATAGAAGTTTACAAATGGATCTTGCAGGTGCATGGTGTACTGTAGTTTACAATAGTAGTCCTGCGGTTGCTAGTGCAATTGAAGGTGTTCCGATATTTGTTGATGACCCTGTGGATTGCCAAGCACAAGATGTTGCTAATACAGAAATTTCAAATATAGAAAAACCTGATTTATTTGACAGAGAACATTGGTTACAAAAATTAAGTATGTGTCATTGGAATTTTGAAGAATTAAGTTCCGGGGAAGCATGGGCACATATGAAAAAATACGTGTAATTATTTTAACACACCGTCTTCGAGTTTATCTATAATACTTGTATCTAAAAAACGTATTGCTTGTTTCCGTTTATTACGTTTGCATTTAGTATCTAACTGATATACGTTTTCAATTTCATCTACTGCTTGTGCAACACCTTCAATTATATAATCATCAAAAATTACTACAGGTGTTTCACTTAACATACTATAATCGTGTTTT